CCTCGCCACGCTCACCACCTCGCCGGCGACGTACACCGATACGGGCGCCTGGGCGTATTACCGGGCGTATCTGTCGAGCCAATCGGCCGGCGGAGCGCTCACGGTGATAGCGCGGGCCAAGTAGCTCATGGCGCGCCCGAAACACTACGTGCTTCCTCCGCTCAGTATGCGGCAGGAGGCTTTCTGCCAAGCAATTTGCGCGGGCCTCACCAATAATGTGGCATACATCCAGGCTGGTTACTCCGCCGCCAAATCGTTCCAGGGATATGCCCCAGCGAATCGCTTGCTGAAGTCGCCACGCATCGTAGCGCGAATCGCAGAATTGCGTGCGCCGGCCATCGCCAAGGCCCAGGTGAGCGCGGAGCGGATCATCGGCGAGTTGGCTAAGGTGGCGTTCTTCGACCTGGGAAAGTTGTTCGATTCGCACGGCAAGCTGTTGCCTCCAGATCGGATACCGGAGGATGTTCGCGCGGCGATGCACATCGAGTGCACGCCTGGTGCGCGGAGGCGGTACAAGATCTCGGCGCACGATAAGCTGCGTGCACTCGACCAACTCACGCGCATGATCGGGGCGTACCAGCAGCCGGATGGCGGCGGCGGCGATCCAGCAGAGCAGCGCGTCAACAACACGCTGGTGATCATGGATCTACGTAGCACGCGCCTGGTGGATGGGCAGCTTGTGCCTCTCAAGGCGATTGAGGCGCCGCAGTAGTGGCCGGCCGGCTGCCCGCCAACCTCCCGCCGCTCCCGCCGATCATCCTCCAGCCCAAGCAAGCGCAGATGGTGCGCATGTGCGAGGCCACTGGTTTGGATGTTCCGACCGTGCTTGGGTACGGCGGCGCGCGCGGCGGCGCGAAATCCGGCTTCATTCGCCGGGCGGCGATCTGGTTGCTATGGCAGCACCCACAAACCACGGCGTACATCATCCAGCGCACGAGCAAAGACTTGTACGACGGGCACATCTGCAAACTCCAGATCGAGTTTCCATCGCTGGCGCAGTACTGGAGCGCGCAGCACAACGAGTACAAGTTTCAGGATGGGCGGCGATTGGCATTCCGGTACGCGGATACCGAGGCAGATGTAATTCAGCTATCGCGCGGGCCGGAGCCGACGTGGGAGTTCATCGACCAGGCGGAGCAGTTCACCGAGCGCGAGATTCGGGCGATGCGTACCGGCGTGCGCAACCCGGCGGCGGCGCCCGGCCTGGCAAAGCAGGTGCTCACGTTCAACCCTGGCGGCGTGGGTACGGCGTATCTGCGGCGGATCTTCCACACGCGAGAGTACCAGGATAATGAGCGGGCCGGGGATTACGAGTTTCTGAAGGCGGTTGGCTGGGACAATTACGAGTGGTTCAAGCCGCTGGGAGTGCAACCGGAAGCATTCTGCTCGATGTCAGATGATGATCGATTCCAGTTATTCATCACCTCGACTTCGTATGGTCAGAACTTGTGGGCATTGCCGGAGTCTGAGCGGCTGGGGCAGTTGTATGGTTCGTTTGACCGATTCGAGGGGCAGTACTACGCGGACGTGTGGGAAGAGAAATCGCTGGTGATCTCGCCGGAGAAGGTCCGGGCGATGATGCGGCCGTGGTGGAAGCGATGGCTCTCGACGGATTGGGGGTTCTCGCACTACGCCTGCACGCTGTGGTGGACGTCGGGGTTGTTGTCGCCGTCGGAAGCGCGGGAGTACCTCGGGGTGGAGATTCGCGGAACGCTGCGGGTGGTGCTGATCTACCGGCAGTTGGTGTGCAACGACACTACGGAGCCGGATCTGGCGCGGGCGGTGGTTGCGATGACGCCGGAGGATGAGCGGCGGGAGATGCGATACCACTGGATCGGGCACGATGCGTTCGATAAGCGCGGCTCGTCGAACACGATTGCCGAGCAGATGGACCCGGTGTTCCTGGCCGGCGGACTGCCGAGGTTGAATCGCGCGGACATTGACCGGATGGGCGGCTGGAGGCTGCTGTACAATGCGTTCCGGTCTACGCGGAAGCTGCGGGCGGCGGAGGGCTGGTACACGGATGTGACGGAGGAACCGCCGTGCCTGCTGATCTCTGCGGAGTGCCCGGAGGTGGTCTCGGCATTTCCGATGCTGATCTGCAATCCGAAGAACCCGCAGGATGTGAAAAAGATGGACGGACAGGTTAGCGACGATGTCGCCGACTGTGCCCGCTACGGCCTGAAGACGTACCTTGGCGTGGCGGATAAGCCGCTGGAAGTGGAGCGGCAAGAGGTATTCGAGCGGCATCAGGACCCGCAGGAACGGGCGATGACGATGTTGGCCTGGGATGCGGAGAATGAGCGGGGGAATTACATCTCCAGGACACCACGCGGATGAAGTCCTTGCAAATGCAGAAATTGAGGGGTAGTATCTGGTTGATGACGCGGTTTGGCAAGATGCTGCGGGGCTGGTTGCTGATTGGGGCGGTTGAACGGCGAATTGACGCGCTGGTGGAACTGAATCGGGCGCTGGTAGCGCGAGTTGCGGCCCTGGAAGGGTACAATTCGAACGCATCCAACAGGATCGCATCTCTCATCAGACAGTTCGACGTCGCGACCGACGATGTGGTGAAGTTGTCACGCGAGATCGAGGAACTGCGGCAGCGCGTTTCGGTGAATATCCACTCTCGGGAGTCGCCGGTGCGCACGGCGCGGAATTGGTCGGAATTCGAGAATGCGGCGGTGGCCGCCCAACAGGAGAAATCATGAGCATTGCACAGAAACTTACCGATGGGCTGACCGGTCGCAAGGGCGCCCCGACACCGGAACCGAAGATGGGCGGCGAGCACGAAGAGGCCGAACCGCATTTCCAGATTCACGACCACGGCGACGGGACGTTCCACTCGATCACGAAGGAAGGTGATCGCATGGAGCATCCGCACGTCGGCCACTTGGCGATTCACGTCGCGGCGCACCACGAGCAGTCCGGGAAGCACTTCCACGTCCACCAGAACGAAATGGGCGAGCATACCAGCCACCAGGCGACTGACGGCGGCGAGCCGGAGGGTCCGCACGACCATGAGAACATCGAGGCCCTGAAGGAGCACATGGGTCAGTTCCTCGACGAAGAGGAGCACGAGGGAGAAGGCGGTGCTCGAAGGCCGCCGCACAAGGGGATTTTCGAGGAATAGGGCCAAGGCCCGAAGGAGCTAAACGCATGAAACGCATTGCATTTGCAGGCTTGGCTGTACTGGCCCTCGCCTCGACTCTGTTTGGCCAGAACCGGAGCAACTTCGCCGGCCGGTACGAGGCCATCGACTTTGGATATGGGGCGCCGGGGGTGCTGCCCGGCCCGCTGCGCATCGTCACCGGCTCGACGCTGACGAGTTCGACGTACACCATCACGCTGACCACGTCGAGGGTGACGACGGCGGATGGAACGGTGCTATTTCCGATCACGACCACGACTCCGCTGCTGGTCGGTAGCAGCGGAAATTCGGAGACGGTGACGCCCACTGCGGTGAGTGGGTGTAACTACGATTCCGGCTACGGCGGATGTTCGGTCACTGCGGCGTTCACTTACGCGCATGGGAACGGCGATGCCGTGATGTCCGGCACGTTCGGATTGCAGGAGGCCATCAACTACGCGGCAGGCACGGGCGGATACGGAGCGCTGGTGAACGTTGATTCCAAATGGGCTGCGGCGGGCGGAACTTCCGCCATGATTTCGGTGGCGAATCCGACTTCTCTGGTCGCCATCGAAGACACGCGCGCCACGCCGTTCCAGTTCTGGGCGATGGAACCAAACACGCTGTCGTCGTTGGCGGTGCCGACGACCTTGACGAGTGCGACGGTCTACTCGGCAACGACCGGAACGGGAACCTGGACGGCGAGCGCCGTCTACGCCTGCGTGACCTACGTGGATGCGCTCGGCGGGGAAGGGCCTTGCAGCGCGACGTACAACTTCACGGCGACGGTAAGCATGCCAGTGACCTTCGTAAGTCCGGCGGCATCTACTGGGGCGGTCGGCTGGCGCGCTTACGCGGGAGCCACCTACGCCGGTGCTTATCTGCTGCCCATCACTTCCACGGCCTGCACGCTGAGCAATAAGCTCGTCACGGTGGCGGCTTGTGCCATCGGGTCGAATGCCACCTTCACGGCCATCTACGCGACCACCACGGCGCTGTTGCCGCAGCCGACCTCTTCACCTGTCGTCAATGTGAATAGGCCGATGCCGCAGGGGCATACCACATTCGCCTATCAGCCGGTCATGGTGCCGTTCCCGTTCCAGGCGAACTACGGCCCCTTCCCGGCCTATGGAGCGCTGACGGCTGGACAGATCGCGGTGCTGGGCACGGCACAACTTCCGCCCGGCTTCCTGAACTCCGTCGGGCGCGCGTTACGTGTCACCGGAAAAGTGGCGCTGACCACGCTCAATACGGCCACGCTGCCCTACATCACCTTGTCGCTCGGGTGGGCGGGCGGCGATACGGCGGGGCTGCCCGTGAGCGTCTGCGCGCTGGTGCCAGCGGCGGCTGGTGCCACCGGCACGGCAAACGAGAGCTTCAGTTGCACGTTGACGATCAACGCCGTTGGAACGACTGCCGTCGGTTCGATCATGACGAATGGCTGGGAGAATACGGTGGCGTCAACAGGCGGTGCCTTGCTCGGTTCGACCATCGACACCGGGACGGCGGCCATCGGCTCGCTGGGTCTGTTCTCGCAGGACGCGCTGTACGTGATCTACACGAGCACGACCAACGTGACCGCTGGTGAGCAACTGCTGGCGCTCAGCATCGAGACGTTGCAGTAGGAGGGTTCCATGGCACGAACGATTCTTCAGGTGGTGGATTTCGACAGCGGCGGAACTCGCGTTCGTCTGAGCGACGGGAGTTTCGTCACACTGCCGCACGGCGCACAGGTACCGAGCATCGGGGCGGAGTACGTTTCCGAGCCGATTTCTCGCAATGACTTGGGTGGGGGGGATTACTATCCTGGGATGCTTTCCGAGGCCCAGGCAGGGAGCGAGCCGGAACCGACCCCGTTACCCGATCCTCCGCCCACCGAGGCGACCGAGACCAAACTGGAGGCCCAAAATTCCAGCGGTCAGTAAAAAACAGGCCGTCGCGATGGCAATCGCGGAACACGAACCCGGCAAGTTGCTGAAGCGGAACCGGGGACTCCTCTCCTTGTCTCATGGGCAACTCCACGACTTTGCCGCGACGCCGCGCGCCGGGCTTCCATCTTCCTCCGGTGGGAGCCTGAGCCGCGCAGCGGAAAGGAAGCGCCATGGCTGAGAAAAAGAACTGGATCGCGGGCGCGGTGAAGCACCCCGGAGCGCTCGCCGAGGCGGCGCGGCGCGCGGGACGGTCGAAGCTCCAGGAGGCGGAAGCCGAGTCGCATTCGAGCGATCCGAGCATCCGGGCGCGCGGGAACCTGGGACGCCGGTTTCTCAAGAAAACCATATGACCTCTCGCCAAAGTGTCCTGGAGGCAGAACGCAAGTTGCGAGCGATTCTGGATGGGACGATGGACGGAACGATGTGTCCATTTTGCCACAAGTGGTTTCAGATCGGAGACGGGCAGATGTGCTGCTTGGAACTGGCTGGCATGGTTGATGCCATCGTGAACCACCGGGAGTTCCTGGCGCTGCAAGAGGTTGCCGAGGAACTGGGATCGAGGAACTGATGGCGAGCGCACTCCAACTCTTCGGTGGCGCGGACGATGCGGCGGAGAACGACGGCTCGGTGTCCCAGTTGGAGAACCCCGAGGATCAGGCCCAGCAGGCGCAGCCGTATGGCCCGCAGAATCGGGACCTGCCCGAAGAGTTGATCGTCGCCCTGAAGGCGCTGCTGCGCGAGGCCAGCCGGCAGGAGATGTACCAGCGGCTCCTGGAGGTCATGCGTGACCGGCGCAATCGGTTCTTCGAGCGCGGGCTTCAGCACATCTACGAGAACCTACGCACCGGCATGTTCGTGATTGGGATTCCCGGTGCCGTCGTCAAGAGCGGTGACGAAAAGATCCAGTGTGGCCACTACATCGCGGACTACAACATCTTCCACCGCGCGCTGCAAATCGTCATTGCGAAGTTGACCGAGAACCCGAGTGGCATCGATTTCCAGCCGGACTCCGGCGATAGCGACATCGACGAACAGGCCGCGCACGCCGCCGAGGGAAACCGGATTCTCTACGACCGGCGAAACGATCTGAAGGACCTCCAGACCGCCATCGTTCGAATGTTCGGGCTTTCCGGGCGCACGGTGGGCTGGACGCGGAACATGGCCGATGAGCAGCGCTGGGGAACCGACGCCACCGGCGGCTCGCTGACGGTACAGACTACCTCGGTCAAGGGAACGCTCGAATGGAAGCTTCCGATCATCGCCGCCAGCTTCGCCGAGTGCCCCTACGCCATCTACACCGAGGACCCGCATATCGCCGTCTGCAAGCAGGAGCACCCATACTTCGCGGACAAGATCCACGAGCAGGGCAACACCGGAGAGTCGGACACCCAGTTTGAGCGCATCGCGCGCCTGGGCATCCTGCAAGGCAGCATGTCGGCTTTCCAGTTCGCCGACACCTACGATTGCTACCTGGAGCGGAAGCACGGGTTCTTCCGGCCGGCTTGGTTCACTTCGAAGGAACTGGATTCGGCGTTCTACGATCCGGCGCACGCGGAGGATGTGGACGAAAATGGCGCGCTGAAGGATTGGACGCTGCGCGACGCGCTGCTGGAACTGTTCCCGCACGGATGCCACGTCACGTTCGTTGGCGACGTATACGTTGGCTCGCGCGACATGTGCTTGGACGACGAGATCACCGTCGATTTTCCATATGCCGGCGACGGCATGAGCCGAATGGCCGTGATGGACCCGGCGGTCATCATTCAGCGCCGGTTCAATGACTGGATGAACGCTTTCGACGAAGCGGGTGCCTTCGGTTGGCCGTCCACTTGGATTCGCGGCGACAAAGCCGATATCTCGGCCATCAACGATCAGACGGCGGCTCCGTACTGCTATCGCGCGCTGAAGATGTCCGGCCCGGCGGACATGAAGATGCCGGACAACTTCTGGCGCGAGCCGGACCCGGACATCCCAGCCAGCTTTTCCGCCCACGTGCAGTACTTGGCGACGACGCTGCTGCAATTCATCCTGGCGATTCCCAGCGCAGTGCAGGGCGCGGGCATGGTCGATCAGAAAACCGCCAGCGGGTACCACGCCGCCATCGAGCAGGCGCTCGGGCAACTAGGGGTGATTCGCGGCGCGATGGATCGCTTTATGGCGAGCGTCTACCGGCAAGCGGCACTGTTGGCGGTGAAAGTTCCCGACGGTCAGAAGAAATTCGTCATCCCCGGCCCTAAGGGTTCGGTCACGGTGGATATCGAGGCGCTGGGCAAGGGGCACTTCCTGGCGCATCCCGACACCGACAGCGGATACCCCGAGAGCACCATGCAGAAGCGCGCCACCTTGGGCACGATCATGGACATGGCGACCAGAAATCCGGCGATGGCGGAGGCTATCTTCAGCAGCCCGGACAACTGGGATCTGTTCTCGAAAACGATGGGAGTGCCGGAGTTGGTGATCCCCGAGGCGCGCTCGCGGCGCAAGCAAGCGGCTGAGATCGAGACCTTGGTTCAGCAGAGTCCGGTTGCGGCGGTGCCTCCTCCCGTCCAGCCGGGTGCGGAGGGCGTCGGCATAGGTGTGGACGGCGTGCCACAGCCAGCGGCGCCCCTACCCCCCGTTCAGCACAGCAGCATTCCGCCTTCGCCCGAAGACTACCACGAGTGGGAAGCCGAGGAGTGCAAGGAAAAGCTCTCCGATTGGCCGTGGGTGCAAGGGCAGATCGCCTCCGGGAATACCGAGGGCATCGCGAATATCAGGCTGCACTACCAGGAGCATATGCAGTACGTTCAACAGGCCGCCATGGCCGCGCAGCAGGCGGAGGATGCGCGGATCGCGGCGACGAAGCCCAAGAGCACGGAAAGCTGGAAACCGGCCACAGTGCCACCGCCAGCGTCGGCATAGGAGAGAGCATGGAAGACGTTCTGGAACAGCCCGTAGAGGAACTTGAAGTACCGGCAGCGGAGCCGGTCGAAGGCGAACAACCAGAAACGGAAGTCGTCGAAGCTGAGCCGAAGGAAGGCGAGCCTGGTTTCGACAAGACGCCGGTCACGTCCCTGTTCACCGCCGACGGCAAGAGCTTGGACCCGACGATTCGCAATATCATCGACAGGATCAAGGCTGAGAATTCCAGCGCGGCCAAGGTGATCGGGAAGTCCCTCTTCCGGCTGGCCGAACTGGACCGGGAGTTCCCGCGCGGGTTGACCGAAGTGCGCGAACTGCGCGAGCAGGTCGAGAAGCTTGGCGGCGTCGATGGGCTGAAGCAAAAGGCCGAGGATGCACAGCTTTTCGACACGCTGTCCGGCCAGTATCTCAATGCCGATCCGGCGTTCGTCGCCGATATGGTGAAAGCCAGCCAGGAGAGTTTCGTCACGCTCGCTCCGCTCATCATGGAGGAGTTCGCCAAGGCCAGCCCGGAGACTTTTGCCGCGCACGTCGGGCGTGTGATCTACGCCGATCTACAGCGAAACGAGATCCCGCTCCTGATGGCACGATTCGCCGACGTGCTGGGCGACAATCCGAAGGCGCTGGAGTATTTCCAGCAGATCAACTCGTACCTGGGCGGGTTCCGCACGCTCGCCAGTACGGAGATCAAACCGCCGAAGCCGAAGGCCGCCGAGGATAAACCATCTGGCGCGGAAACGACGAATGTCGCGCAGCAGTGGGAATCGGAAGCGGCGACTGGGCGCGCCACCATCGCCGTCGGCGAGTTCAAGCGATTGACGGCGGGGAAAACGCTGTCGGGTGACAACCGGGCCGAGATCGAGGAGTTCTTTCGGGCGCGTTCGAAAGTTCTGGCTACCAAGTATTTCCCCAACTGGACTCAGACCGCCCAGGATTACCTGAAAGCGGGTCAGAAATCGTCCTATCTGCGGCTCATGGCATCGATTGACCGGCGCGTCGTGCCTGAGGCTGTACAATACGCGGTCGGAAAGGTTGTCCGGCCCGGAACGTCGGGTGCGAAGCCGACGGCGACGGTGGTAAAGCCGGTGGCGAAGGGCGCCACGCCAGTGAACGGGTACAAGTTCGTCGGCAAGATGCCCGCGACCGATCAGATTGACTGGTTCCATACTGGCCCGGCCAGCATCAAGAAAAATCAGGCCGTGCTGAAGGACGGCAGCCGGGTTCAGTGGCGGTAAGTCATTGACGTGTGGAGTATAATCGAATTGTAGGTAACTCACTGGGCATTCAGGGAGCTAGCCCCCTTCAAAGCGGCACGTCTGGCGAGTGTTGAGCAGGTGACCATGCAACGGTAGGGCGCCGTCCGGCCCACCCCACGGGGCGAAGGACCATCGGGCACACTTCAAATTCTGAGGTGATTTATGCCCGTAGGCAACGTGGCCGCTGCGGTCGGTATGCAGAAGGAGTATATCGATCCCAAGGTCCAGCAACTAATCGCGTCTTACTCCCGCCTTTACAAGCACATAAAGGTCAATACCAAAATCAAGCCGGTCTCGAATCGTCCGGCCAAGATCCCCTTGCAGGTCCAGATGGGCGGCAAGGTGAGCGTCGGTAACTTCGACGGCGCAGCGCTCGGGCGCGGCTCCGGCCCCCAGTTGTCCAACATGAGTGTCTCGTGCGTCTCCTACGTTCAGGCGTCCGAATGGACTTCCCAGGCGGAGTGGACCACCGACAGCAACGAAAAGTCGGTCGAGGACTACGCCGCCCTGCTGCAATCCCAGCAGATGCAGACGATGGCGGGCTTCCTCGATGCGCTCACGCAGACGAATGGGTCCAATACCCTGGACACCGTGGTTTCCGTCAGCGGCAGCACGCTGACGGTGAGCAACCCGAACATGTTCATGTCGAATCAGGACGTGGACTTCTGGACGAACTACCTCGATCAGGGCGGCTCGTACCTCGGCACTGGGACGATTCTCTCGCTGGACCCGATCAACATGGCCGTCGTGCTGACGGCTGCCCCGCCGGTCGGCGTCGGCGCTGGCACGCTCGTGCTGGTGCGCAACTCCAGCGGCGTAAGCAACTCAGGCTTCCTCGGACTGCGCGCCTGGAACATGGCGGGAAACACCGGACTTTACGGCAACATCCAGAAATCGGCCTACCCCGGCCTGTTCAACATCGCCAACATCAACGCGCCCGGCGCGCTGACTCCCGCCGTCGTGCGTGGCGTGCGCAACCTCATCGCGCAGCACATGGGCCTGGAAAACGAAGAGAGCGCCAACCTGGTGCTTCATGGCAACCTGGACGCCATCACCGCTTGGGAGAACAACGCCATTCAGGTTCAGACCAACGAGTACAACATGATCCGGGGCGACCAGAACCCGGACTTCCTGAAGAAACGGCGCCCGGACACCATCGGCGGAATGCCGACGATCATCAACGAACGCGCGAAGCCCGGCTACCTGGACTTCCTGCCCCTGGAGCACTACTTCCAGATCACCAGCAAGCCCCTGAGCCTGTACGACGTGAAGGGGCAAGTGGTTTTCCCGGCCTACGGGTCGGATGGCAGCGTGGCGACCGCCTACCTGATGTACATGGTCATCATGTGGCAGATGGTATCGGTCCAACCAGGTCTTAACGGCTACGTGAGTGGCTTCAACGCGCCTCGCTACCTCCTCGGGCATTAGGATATTAAATCCTCTTATCTGTGCTATCCTCCATAATCAGGACAGCACAGATGGGATGGCCGAAAGGTAGACCGCAGCCGCCGATGACTGCGGAGACGAGAGAGAAGCTGGCAGCGGCACAAAAGGTCGCATGGACGCCAGAACGAAGAGAAAAGGCGAAGGCTCTACGTGGAGAGAAGCACCCAAATTTCGGCCGCAAGAATTCTTCAGCGGAAATCGAGCGGAAACGTCAGTGGATGCTGGCGAATAATCCGATGCGCGACGGGCATACGGATGAGTCCAGGACGAAAATGTCACTGGCTCATCGCAATATGCTTGCCGAGATGGACCCGAGACTTGTTAAGTACGGAATTTCTCCCGAAACCTACAGAGCCGAACTGGCTGTTGGAAACCGTTGGTGCTGCAAGGGCAAGCACTTCGTGCCTATCGGTGGCAGCGGTCGGCCGCATGGTGCGTGCGCTCAGTGTCGCCGCGAATCAGGCGAGGCGCGGCCGTTACATCTTCGATCAAAATATGGCGTGGATCAGGCGTGGTATGATGCCAAGTTCGCCGAGCAGGGAGGCGTTTGCGCCATTTGTGGCAGCGCTGATCTGCATGGTCGAAAGTATCTGGCAATCGATCACAACCACGGCACGGGCGCGAGTCGCGGACTGCTTTGCATCCGCTGCAACGCAGCGCTCGCCAGGATCGAGAGTATTCCCGACTGGGGAATCCGCGCCACTGTCTACCTGGACTGCTATCGCTAACCTTCAGGGGGTCGCATGTTAGAATACGACCCCAAAGTCAACCTTCGCCATTATCCGCATCCGATGGCGAAGTATGGGCTGAACCCGTTCGGGGAACCGCTCTACCGGATCGTGCTCGCATCCTCGCGGCGAAACATCTGCGGCGGCCCATGGGCGGACGGCGCGGAGTACCACTGGGTGAAGACCTACCCGGAAATCTCATTCCCGTGGATTCTGGAGCGCTGGCATAGCGCTCTGGAATTCTCGGGCATGCCGCGCGAAGTGTGGGACCGGACCATGCTCGCCAACAGTGGTCCGTACCCAACGCGCGGAGAGTACAACCTCGCGTGGGTGTTTGACATCGGGGTTGGCGAAGAGAACTTGGACAATATCATCGCGGCGTGTGAGCGTGGACGGAGCCATTCGGCGGCGGATCTTCACCGGCAGCACGAAACGGCGTATCGAAAGGAAGAGAAGGCGACCCAAGACGCCTGTTATCGGGAGATTCGGGATTCCTACAGCGCCTTCGGAACGCGCCCGATGGCGGGGTATGGCGGCGGCCGGGGAACCAAGACGCTGCCCGCGATGTTGAGCGCGAACGAACTTGGGCTGCCGATCCCGAACCGGCAGCGCCCGGCGGCGGCGCCAATCCGCAACCGGCGGACGGCGGACGTGCGGGACATTAAGACCAGAAACACGATTCTTTCAGGAGCGATCTAATGGCGATTTTGGGTGGAACGGAAGTCGCGGCGGCAGTGGCCGAAGCGAATCTCACGAATTGGAAACGGCAGAACGATCCTGGCCGGAAACTGCCGCCGACACTGGCGCGGCTGCGCGTGCTGATGGAGACGGAGACGTTTTCGATTTGCAACGTCGGCCCATGGGCGCATCAACTGGAGCGCGGCGCGTTGACCTGCTTCGTCCCGCCATACGATGCGAAGGACGACCGCGAGAAGCTGGGCTACGCCAAGAGCGCGCCCATGCCGGTCATCCGGCGCGAAGCCAAGATTCTGGACGAGAGCGAGTTCACCTTCTACGAAGACGATGGCCGAATGGTCGCCAACGATCTCATCGGTGTCGGGCCGAATATGGCGAAGGCGAATTCCTTCCTGAAGTTCGGCGTATTCGTGCCGGCCGGAGCGGAACCCACTGCGGAAGAGATCGCCGCCGCCCGCAAGGCGCTCGCGGATTACACCGACGAACTGATTGCGGAGGCCCGTAACGCCTTCGACTCGGGCAACCCAGTGCTTCGCCAGCAGACCATTGGCCCGCGCCACCTGTGGGCAGCCCAGCGGCGCGGAATCGATGAACGGTGGGTCCACCACGACCATGCCGAGGAATCGATCCGCTGCGAGATGTGCGGCAAGTTCAATCCCGCCGGAATCGCCAAGTGCGCCTGCGGGACGATCATCAACGTCGAGCTTTACAAGAAACTCCAGTCGCAGCAAGAACGGATTCTTGAGGACTTGACGGCACCGCATCCCAAATCCGGAAAGTAGCCCATGCCAGTCACCGCGCCCTATGACGTGCTCGAAACCGCCGTGAACTTCGCGAGGACGCGGGCGAACGATGCCATCCAAGTCGTCGGCGGCGACACGCTGACGGATACGGCTGTCTTCACGCTCACCATCATCAACGCGGCATGGCGCCGGATTCAAGCCATTCTCGGCAACTATGGCATTCCCAGCTTGGACCGGAGGGTTACAATCCCCTCGGTCCCGCTGGTAACCTCCGCCGACTACGGCAGCCAGACCTATCTGTCCTGGACCGGGTTCTTTGATGGGACGACGCTGCAAAGCTCCCCCGTGCTGCCCCAGGATTTTATCTGTCCGCTGGGGCTTGCGGAGCGCGCCTCCGCTGGCGGCACGACGTTCTACCCGATGGACAAGTGCCTCAAGGGAATGCCCACCGTGGTCAAGGGCGCGCTGAATCGGATGTGGGAGTGGAGGCAGGACGCCATCTACATGCCGGGTGCCACGGTGGCAACGGATATCCTCCTCCGGTACGCCGGGTTCCTGGCGGATTTCGTGGCGCCGGGGACGACGGCGTTCAGCGCGCAGAACATCCCGATCATGCGCGCGGCCTCTCCGCTGGCGTGGATGGTCGCCGCCGAATTCTGCAAAGCGCGCGGCGATGTGGACGCGGCCTATCTTGAGCAGAAGGCCGTGGACGAGTGTGACTTCGTCTTCAACCGAGACATCCGCGATGAGCGATCGATCTCGAAACCGGCGGAGCGCGGGAAACTGGTTGACCCGACAACGCCCACTCTTGGCCCGGCTGGCCCGCGCGGCCCGCAGAAAGCAGGATAGAAAATGCCCGTCACTCTACCGCCTTATGATCTGGTAAAAGACGTTCTGAACGCTGCAAAGGTCAGGCTGAACGATAGAATCGATACCACGGCTGCGGTTAGCGGTCAACTGCTAGACAATACGAATCCATTTTCACTGACGGCTCTCAATGCTGCGTGGCGAAAACTCCAGGAAGTGCTAGCGGATTTCGGTTATACCGGATCGAAACAGGAGCTTTCCTTCACATCCGTGCCGGCGGCCACGTCAGCCGATCCGATGATCCAGTCCTACTTCGACTTCAATGGATACAACAACTCAGGGACGTACAACACCGGCTTTGCGCTACCGCAAGGATTCATCCGCCCACTGAAACTCTGGGAGAGGATCACGAGTAGCACGGTGCTGATGACCGAGATGGATAATCCACTGAACGGACTTCCGAAAGTGCCGAAGCAGCTCTGGAATCGGCAATGGGAGTGGCGCGCCGATCAACTGTGGGTGCCCGGAGCGACGAGCATCACGGACATCAACATTCGCTACATTCAGATGATCGTCGATTTCTCGGATGTTGGCGCTGTCCCCGGTCCGAATCAGATCGCCAGCACGCCGTGGTTCGGGCAGCCGGTACCAATCATGCGCTGCCTGGACGCGCTGGCGGATTTCCTCTGCCGTGAAATCGCCATCGCCGTCAAGAATCAGGAGGCCGCGATGGCCTTCGAGTCGAGCGCGAAAGGGAACGCGCAGCTTATCGTCAATCGGGACACGCAGCAGGGCAAGAGCATCGGAAAGTCGGCGGAGCTTGGCCGGATGCGCGATCCATTCACCCCGGTGCAGGGCGGACCTTCGACTCAGGAGGTCAGGAGATCGTAAGTGCCTGTCATTCCTCCGCCCACCACGAATTTCGATAGCCTGACTTCGATTCTGAACGCGACCAAGGTGCGTTTAAACGAAGAGGTTCCGTCGCTGATGGCGGTGAGCGGGAAAATCCTAGAGAACGGCCAGTATTTCACTCTTCAGAGCGTCAATACCGCGTGGCGGAAGCTGGTGGAGCACCTTGTGACTGTGGGCTACTCGGCACTGACGAGCGAGTGTATCATCCCATCGTTTCCGATAGTCGCTTCGACCGACCCGGCGTCGCAATGCTGGTTATCGCTAGCCGGATGTTCGGACAGCCTTTCGTATTACCAGACGCCGGCACTGCCGTCCGATTTCACGCACCCGCTTGCCATCTGGGAGCGCTGGTCGAACCAGAATGCGAGTTTCCCGGGGCAGCCAATGGAAAAGATCCTGGACGGTCTGCCAACGCCGCAGAAAACCGGCTGGATGGGCTACTGGGAGTGGCGAAACGAAGCGATCTACCTGCCCGGCTCACTTGTGGTCGAGGATCTTCGAATCCGGTATGCTCGGAACATCCAGGACTTCGCCGACTCGGGCGCGACCCAGTGGTTCGCTTCCACAGTACCGCTGATTCGATGCTCCGATCCGTTCTCGCTATTCCTGTGCGCGGAATTCGCATCCTCCCGAGGGCAGGAAGCTTTGGCGCAGCGATTCGAAGATCGGGCGATCACGGCAGCGTGCAAATTGACCAACCGCGATGTGCGCGCTGACGAACGGGTGGATATCCGGCGCCGAAGCGCATGGAGCCAAGGGTCCGAGTACCTCTAAAGGAGCATGACATGTCAGTAACGCTTTCTATCACAAATATCGACCGGAGCATGAATCGGATTGTCGCCACCGCCACGATTACGCTGAGCGGAAACTACGGCGGTGCCGCCACTCACGGAGACATCATCGATTTCTCGGGACTGGGAGTCGCCAGCAGTTCGGTTCCCGACGTGGTTGACATCTTCGAAGCTCCGCCCGCCGGAACCGCGCCGAATGGCTACATTTTCACCTTCTGCCCAGGCACGACACAGAAGAATGGCGTGCTGACCATCGTCAACAACCTGACGGAGTACACACAGGGCAGCGCCTACAGCGCGGGCCTATTGGCGGCCGTCATCAAGATTTGGGCGGAATTCCCGGCATTCATCTAAGGAGCGGTGGTGGCCTTCAACCTCCAGGGAGCGCAGCCGGTCCACCTGACGGTCTTCGGCGGGCTGGTCACGGGCAAGGACCCGATCACCTTGCCAGAGGGCGTGTCGCCCGCGTGTGCGGACGTGTGTTTCGACCATGGCAGCAGCGTGTCGAGCCGTCCGGCGCTCCAGAAGGTCTTCGCCACGGCCTTTCCCAAGGGATCGGCCGCTCTCGCTGCCAGCGTCACCTACGGCAAGTCGTTCTGCACGCCCGGCGGCGGGATTGAGAACCTATACCTGGATTCGAACGGCAATCTCTGGTGGGAAGACGTCATCAACACGCCGGGGACTTACACCTCCATCGGCACCACCACGCCGGGGACATACGCCAAGTCCGCGACGGCGTTTGGGCGCGAGTACATCGCGATTTCTGACGGTCTGCATGGGCAGGAAGTGCCGCTCCAGTGGAATCCTGGAACGTACTCGGGAGGCTCATGGTCCGGCTCCTGGCTGGATCGGGTGACACAGGACGGGCCGGGCGCCCCGCCAACGGTGAGCATGTTCTCACTGCCGACCGTGACTCTCGGCGGGAGTGGGACGATCAACCTCACCGTGATCGAGATCGATCCCATTCCCGTGGGGTTGTCGAGCGGAAACTACAACTCGCTCAACCTGTACATCACCGGATCTCTGGGCGGGCTTTCAATTGGCTCGGCGGTCACGATCCCATCCACCACTTTTGCGGGGACTTGGACGGTGACTGCCATTTACCCAGGGTCATCCAGCAGTCTGGTTGTCTGCTCCTGCAACCTGTCCGCGCCGCGCACATACTGGACCGGCAGTGGTCTCACGGCCACGGCGCCCATCGGCGGACTCAACCGCTCGGGCAACATCGTGACGGCGAACACCACGACGGCACATGGGTTGAAGGTAGGGAATCAGGTCGTCATCGCGGGAGTTCCTGCCGCTACGGTTGGCGGCTCTACCGGGTTCGGCGATCCAGGCGGCGTAACCTCCATCGTCATCAACAACGAAAATCAACCTGGAATCGCCACGGTTACCACCAGCAATGCACATGGTCTCGCGCCCGGCTGTCAGGTTTCGATCACCGGCGTCTACGGAGTGGCTGTAGGGGGTCTCATCGTTTCAGCCTATTGGTCGGGCGGAATCGCGAGAATCACCACTACCGCGAACCACAATCTTGCGCCTGGCGCGGTCGTCACGATAGGAGGCATAGCGGGTGCCGGCGGTACGCCATTCAACGGAGTCTGGGTAGTAGCGCAAGTGACGGGGCCGACGAGCTTCACTTTCTCCATGCCAGTGGTGACCGCGCCCTCTGGAGCGCAGACGTTTACCGGATCTTCCACCACGCTGGCTTGGCCTATACCGGACTCCGCTAGTGCCACCGTTTTCGAAGTTCTGACATGTCCGACGCCAACTTCGTTCACTGTTCAGGTCACCTACGTGGACGGGACTTGGGTGACGGGCCGTGTCCAACAGGGATGGAACGGTACCTACTACGTGCAGTCGGTTCCGAACTCGACCACCTTCACCTATCAACAGGCTGGGCCGAACAATCCAAGCAGCACGGGATGGGGTATTGGGGGAACGGCGACGCCTTTCGGGCAGCTCTCCCCCGGCGTTCATCAGTGCCAGATACACTTTCTGACGCGCAACGGATATGTGACTCGGCCCAGTCCGCCCGTTCAGTTCACCTCTCCCGGCGGCCAGTTCCTTCAGGTATCGAACATGGCGATTGGACCGCCAAATGTGGTGGCGCGTATCCTCGCATTCACCGGGGCGGCTGGAGCGTTTTTTTTCTACATCCCGGCGCCTCCGCAAGCCGCCGGGCAGATAGTCGGCACTGCCACGCAGATCAACGACAACACGACAACCAGCGCGAATCTGGACTTCGCCGACAACACGCTCTACGCAGCGCTCGGGGTGAGCACGGCGGGGAACGATCTCGCCAACCAAGTGCTGCTGGACAGTTGCCTGGGATTCGCGTTCTTCGGGTCCCGGCTCATCGCTTATGGCCAGCGAAACCGAATCCAGGGCTTCCTGAACATGGGTTTCGAGGGCGGCTACGTTCCCGGCCCCGGCGGAGCCACCAATCAGCCGGCGGGGTGGACTGGGGCGATGACATCGTTGTCCGCTGGTCATTACGGCGTGGTGTGTACCGGAACTTCCTCGCAAAGCATTTCGCAGCCCGCTTACGAGACGGCCAGTGGCGCCCCGATCCTGAGTCCGAACACCCTGTACCGATTCCGCTGCTGGGCGACTTGTGCGGTAGGAGCTTCGCTTGTCAGTGTATCCGGGTCCTGGACTCTTTCCTGCTCCGGCACGCCACCCTCAGGTGGTGGATGGGTTGACGTCGTGTTCTCCGGACCCACTCCGAATACAATCAATTCGGACGCGATGTTGGCCGTTACATTGCTGGGTAATGGTAGCGTCGATGACATCAGCATCGTATACGCGGCCAACCCCTATTTGACGGACGTGGCTTGGGCCAGCTACGTGGACAACCCGGAGGCGTTCGATGGAGTGACCGGAGTATTCGGTCCCGCCGATGACACTCACCAGATCCTCGAAGCGCTGGGGATGAGTGGTTCGCTCTACATGCTGACGCAGGACCCCGGCGGGCGAGTTCACCGGATAGCGAACAACGGGCAGGAGCCGGCCTATTGGGTCGTGCAGCAAGTCGGATCGAACTGCGGAGTCCTCTCGGCGTTCGGCACGGCAAAATCGCAGGGAGATGACGAAACGGGTTCCGGCGGCGAAGAGTGGTTCGCTTGGGCTTCGGCGACCGGCGCGCGTATCTTCGATGGCTCGGTACCGTGGAAGATATCGCAGGAGATCGAGCCGAACTGGGAGTCGGTTCTGCCGGCGGCGACCAGCACGGTATGGGCGCTGAACGACCCGGTTGGACGGCAACTCTACTTTGGGCTGCCGACGGGACGCATTTCCAATTGCAGCGCCCCGGATACGGTGTATATCTGCAATTACCGGGAACTCGACACGGCATACCAGATTGCGCAATCGGCTCCAATTCACACGTCATACACGGGACGTCTCATTGCTACCGATCACACGCGAAAGTGGGCACCGTGGCTACGGACCATCAATGGAGCGTCGCTGATGTATCGCGCGGCGTCTCAGCAGAAAGTGGTCTTCCTCGGAGGAGTCGGTATATTCCCTGGTCTCTCAATTGGCCCGGCGAATGTCTACACCCTGAATCCCGCGAAGTACACCGATGACGACTACGGAGGATTCAACGGGACTTACACGACGTTCTTTTTCCTTCCGCACGATCTCGCGCAAGCGATGCACTTGGACACGCGAATCATGCTCGCCTATTTCTCTATTTTCGCGTCCGGCTTGGGAGCGTTGGTGGTGACTCCACTGATCGACACGCTGGCGAACCCATGGGCGCAAACGATGGTCCGCCACCTGGTTGCGGCCCCATCCCACGACCTCGAATGGGGCGGTGGCAACGCTGCCGGATATAGGATCGCATTCACCATCAGCATCCGTTTGGCGAGTGGGTTTGTGACAACCAATGGAACTGCCGTCACTTGGCTGTCCGGCGATTATTTCACGGGGCTATCGGCTGGTGGATCGATCACAATCAGTTCCGTCGTCTACACCATTCTAACCGTCAATTCCCCAACGTCAGTGACTCTCACCGCATCGGCTGGAATCGGAACCTACCCTTGGAACACGGGAACCACCGATAAGTGGTTCAACCTCCAAGCCCTGATGGCTGCGTTCAAGTCGGCGGTACACATGCCAGTTCGCGGGAGCGTGTGATGCTCACTCTCGAACAGTTGAGCACGGTCGTAGAGCGGATGAGTCAGCAAGTTTGGGAGCACGATCAGGTCTTGCAACCGGCGAAGCAAGCTCCCCTCCTGAATCGCAAGGATGCAGACTCTCTCTATTCCGCCCCGGTGATGGCACGCAAGTTGAGCGCGACTGGCGAAGCTCCTCTCTCGCTGAATGGACTGCACGGCAAAGCGGCGCTCACGCAGCCGGCGAATATTCCGGAGATCGCAAACTTGCCGCAGCTTGGCGACCAGACGGTGACAGTCGGAACCGTTGTTCACAGCAATGGGGTTTCCTACCGGCTCGGGTCGCAAGGATGGACGCCTATCGGAGGAGCGAGCACGACTCAGGTCTCGACGACTGCGGTCGGTGGCGGCGGTGGTGTAAACCCCAGCCCGAGTTCCACGGTGGCGCCCTATTCGATGACGATCAACGGGATACTCGCCATCGGGAGCGATTTGGCGCCGCGCGAATTCATCCTTACGACGACCACGCCAACGGTATTGCGAGCGGACGTGAAGCAGGCGCCAGTTGGTGCATCTCTGGTAGTGAACTTGTACAACACGCCAGCGGGCGGCTCACCAGTGCTCTATGCAACCTTCACGATTACCACTGGAACGACCTCGGCGACAGCGGTGCCGAGCGGACCCTATACTGGCGGCCAGTTCTGGCGAGTCGATATCACCGCTGTGGGGAGCACTTATTCGGGAAGCGATTTGACGGTTACCGTGCAGTGACAATTGCCAAACTACAGCCGCATCGCTCGATGTACCTCAGGGGCTTCGATAGGCGCGGGAGTGTGGCGACGATCAACAACGCGAGCGCGAGCGGCTTCACGGTCTCCGGCGCATGGTCGGACCAAGCGGACTTCGCCGTCCTGATGTTGTTCGATGCCGATGACCTGTTCGGGCATCTGCAAACCAGCCGCTATCTGCCGGATTTCTCACTTGCCAATGTGACTCTCGATTTCGACTTGGCGTTGACGGGTTGCATGAACCCCACCAGCACGAAATATCAGAGCGTGCCATGGGGAGCATTGAGCTATGTCACTGCCAGCGAGGTCGCTTCGACCGTGGCGCTTCCGACTCCAACCTCAACCACGGGCGGTGCGAAGGCAAGCGCTGGCTTCACAGTGGCAGGGTCGCCGAGCACCTATGACCGCGTGCAGTTGGTCTATTCCGGGAACTCATTGGTTGACATCTCCACCATCACCACACCATCAACGGTCACCTTCGCTTTCTACAACTCCTACGGGACCGGCTACCATCACTTCATCACCATCGCAAGCAACACTTACACGTACATCCAACTGGCTGGTGACAGTTCGGGCGCCATCGCGACAGCCCTTGCCGCCCTCATCACGGCAGGAGCGGACCCGAATGCGACGGCGGTTGCCAGCACCAACAACGTCACCTTGACCTCGGTGGGGAACCTTGGATCGAATGCCTCCTGTTCGGCGTCCGATGGAAATGGCAGCGGGACGCTGACGGAAACCGG